TCTACTGTAACTTCTTCTTCAGAAACTTCTGGAGCTGGGCGTTGAGCATTGTTTGTACCGTGCCTAGAGAGTTGTATTATTCTATCTAAGTCACTCATTACCTTTTTCCTTTTCTTTCTTAACTTTCATTAATTCTTTAATAAAACTTTTATTATATTCATCACCGTAATGATCTTCTGCTTTAACTTTTTCAGCATCTTTATATTCTGCATCAGCTAAAACACTCTCAACATCTTTACCTTTTCCAGGTGGAATTGCTTCGTCTGGTTCGTGTTCGCCTTTTACTTTAAGCACACCATCTGTTAATCCAAGCATGTTACGAATATCATTTTGTATTTGCCAACCGCTAGCAATCCTGTTAGTTTCAAAATCATGTGAGTAAACTTCATATCCTTTATGACTTGGAAAGTCACGTGGAGCACTTTGTAAAATTGTTTTCTTTGCAGCACCGAGTCCTTTTGAGTCGTATTTGCCGAGGTGCTTCTCAATGCGATCACATTGCTCATCACTTAAATCATGTATTGTTTTAATACTAAACTTCCACGATCTATTCGATTCGTTTAAGTATGTTGAAAATAGTTTTCTCATTGCGGTTATCTCCTATTAATACTATTTATCGTTTTCGTCTAAATTTTTCATAATTTCGGCCAACATAGCAGTTCTATCACCTATAATACGGCCTTCTATGTCTTCTTCATCGCCTATTTCATGTTTTTTACCTGCTACATACGCATCAATCTTCTGACTATCCTTCTCAAGTCTGGCTTGACGCATTTGCAGTTCAATCATTTTCATCTTTTTATCCATTTTAGCCTGCTTTGCTTGTAAAGCCGCGGCTATCATTTTTGCCGCACTATCAAATATTGGTGCCGCATGTCTATCTTCTACATTTTTACCCAAATCAACTAAATCTTCAAATGTTTCCATAGCCTTTGTGGCATATTCATCCATTTCTCTATCTAATTGCTCTAAACCTTCAACTGTTGGTAGGGCTATATTAGCTCTGTCTACCATACTCATTTCATTTTCAATAGTAGCTATTTCGTTCTTAACTTCTTCAGTTGTGGGTGCTTGTTCTTCTTCTAATTCCTCAGGAAGTAATTCTTCTAAGTTAGGTAAATTTAATGCTTCTTCTAATTTTTTTGTCATCTCTTTTTCTTCTTGGAATTTTGAGGTTTGTTAAATATCTGATGTTCAGTTATAACCCTAAACGCCATTCCTTGTTGTTTACACCATGCATTAGCTGCCGTCCATTTAGCATGATTAACTACTGCCGCTGCCTTTTGTGCTGTTGTCCTTGCTTCATTTAATGTTTGACTAGCTGGTTTAATCTCAACCATTTCAGCGTGATTCTGCCCTTTTTTATCTTTATAAACAAGTAATAAATCAGGAACATAAGTAGTTTTCTTTCCAGTAAGTGGGTTTTTATAAGGAATTCTGTGTGTTTCACTACCCCAACCTAATATAGCTGGGTGGTTATCACACATACGAAATACTGCTAATTCCCATCCACTTCTATAATGTGGTGTTCTTTTACCTAAGTATTTATCTGGGTTTGTGAGTGTGTATTTTCCGCTTTGGAACTTCGGCATTAGATAGCACCTAAATCATCCGGGTCTGTATCAGTATAGTGAATTTCTGATTCTGGTACTTGTGCTATAAATCTATCACCATTTGGTAATGTAACAATTTGATTCACTCCAGGTTGAAATTTAGTATCGCCGGCATCAACACCCAAAGCAACAATCTCCTCTGCTCTGGCCAATCTTGCTAACATAGCCGCTCTCTTTTTATCTATAGATGTAAGTCCTTTCCCTGTCAGATAAGGTGCTAACTCTAATTTTGTTGGCCAATGTCCTTGCAATGTACCTGTAAACGTTTCTACTGTTGTTTCTGTTACTGGAATTATTGCTGCCTTATTTGATGTAATACTTTCATCTTCTGTAGCAAATATAGCAGATTTGTTTAATTCTTCCAAAGGTAGTACCTGTCCTGCCTCAAGTGGAGTTATTGTTTCAACTGGTTTCTGTAATTGAGGTGGCAATGCTGTATTTGAACTAAGAATATTATATCCTTCGTAATTAAATGACACTCTGAATACTGTAGGACTACTATCCGAATAGTCTAATGTATCAGCGTCTGCGTTTGCAATAAATGGGTGGAATATTTCTATTTTATTTGTTAATGACTTCCCATCAACTCTCTCGATTACCATTTTTTTTATATAATGATTAGTATTTCTAAGTTCGAGACCTTTATTATTAGGGTTTGCTAACCACTCAACATAACTTTCTTCGTTCATTGGTCCAGCAACATAATGTCTTGCATAATTCTTTAGAAATTCTTCAAATGCAGCATCTTTAGTGTCGTATGCTGTAAGTGTTATAGGAGTATAATCTATTCCTGTCTGAACTATGCTTTTATTATTATAATTGTTGATCGTTTGTGATCTATACGTAAACGATGGCATTTGCACATTTGCTATACGAATAAACTTATATGGTTTGTCAATAGTATCGATAGAAACTGTAAAGGAATATTTATTCCTTGGTATTGCAGTTAATTCTCCAGTTTTTAATGCTTGCCCATACTCGTTATATGCTCTTGATCCAATTGCCATTACTGACCTCCTTTAATGTAGGTTAGTTATGATTGTGTACCAGTTACGCCTGTGTTATTAGTGCTACTTGATGCCTCACCTTTTGACAACCAATCATCACCATCAATTGTATGAGTTGCATGATCATAACGAATAGTTAATGTAACTTGAACCATATTACTATCTGCATAGTTCAGGTCTCCGTATTGTACTTGACTAATAAAACATCCTATTAGTTCCCAAGTATCAAATACGCCTGCGGTATTTACTCCGCCATTGTCACCGTCTAGTGTTTCAATTTTACATTCAAATTTATATGCACTTCCGGCAATTGCACTTGATTGATCTGCATGATCAACTTGTTTGTTCAATTGACTTCCAATAGTTTTAATAACATTTGAACTCATATCATCACGTAATACAAGTGTTACTGGTTCCCAAGTATGCTTACCTGCGAGATACATTTTTGAGTTGTATGAGTCAATAACAACTTCTTCATGCGTTAAATTTGGTCGGGATGCACTAATGACATTTTGCGTAGTTTCGCTTTTACGATTCTTGTCACCCATATTTGTGAAGCTTACCCTAAAACGATATTGCAGTTTAGGCATTAAAGTTGTGCCTGCCGCGGCGTCTGTCGGTACTCCAAAATTTGTAATTACAGCCATTTGTTTTCTCCTATAATACTATACTGTAGTATTTCTCTTATATTGTATTTATCAAATCCTTGGTCAAAAAGACGAGTCACTTTGTTTTGGGACTATAAATTTATGTTTTAGTAACATATAACTGTATTTATGCTTTACGGCCAATAAAAAAGGCTACCATATTTCTATAATAGCCTTTTTGTATATTAAATTAAAATATTTAAAATATTAAGCTAATTCGCCTGTATTTACAATTCTAATTGGAATGTAGATAAATTCTGCTGACTTAGTTGGCTCAATTGCCACATCAACATAAAATTCATTAGCATCTATTCTTGCCGCTGTGTTATTTGTTTCATCGCACACAACTGCAAAATCATAAACACCACGCTGTTGCATAATATTTGATAAAAATCCATCAAATGTTGATTTAGCGTTTGCTCTAGTTCCTGCATCATTAGCTTCAAATAAGAAAGGTCTTGAAATAACTGCAAAACGTTCTCTTAAATAAGCTGTAAGTCTTGCAACGTTAACTCTATCTAGTGCTGAAGCACTCGCATGTAATGACTTCTGCCCCCATACTACAACACCCTCTGTAGGGAATCTTGCAATTGGGTTTAGTTTTTGTGCATACATTGCATCTCTAGAACCTTGTGTTACTGCTAATGCTGTAAACTCATCTTCGCTGTTCAAGTAACCAACGTTAGTTGCATTTTGTACAACACCACGTGTTAAACCTGCTGGTGCGAACCATTGATATGATGCATTATCACTATAAGCATATGTATATAATGCTATGTGTGATGCTGGAGCAACAACGTTATCACCTGTTGATGGGTTAGTTGTTAATGCATGTGGATAGTAAACTGCACTGTAAGTATTTGCTGTTACTAGACCGTCTTCACCGTTTTCAGTTGCTGATCCACTATTTTGGACCCAAGCTACTGCTTCCGTTGCATTCATACGTAATGGAGAATCAACAACAATAAATGCTGTCTCATCTCTATCTGCGTTTAATGTTACCATTTCATCATATAGTTCTGTATAGCCTGGTGCTGCAATTAAACGGAAAGATACTGTATCTTCACGTAATTCTGCCGCTGCCGCTGCTAACTGCATAGCTGTTGTAACAACTTTACGCTGACCTAATCTACCAAATGAACCTGAGCCATTTGCATGATTAGAAGCTTTGTTACGCCATTTCCATGTAGTTGTTAGTGCTGTATCATATGCTCTAACAGTTCCGCCTGAACGACACATATTAATACCTGTCATTCCAACTGGAAGTGTAAGTGGATTTGGAGCACCTGCTAATAGAGTTGCTTCAAATGTATCTGCTGTTGTATCATTGGCTGTAATATCACCAAATGAAACACCTGCCGCTGTAGTTTGATCTGAGTTAACTTTTACTACCCATGCTGTACCGTTATGTCTGTAAATTACAGGATAACCACTTGCATCTGTATCAACCCAATAGTCGCCGTCTGCTAATGCCGCACCGCCAGTATCTGTAGTTGGGGCTGTAGTTGTGTATTGTACATCTGCAGCTCTTTTCCATTTTTGTACTCCTGAATCTGCTTCTACTTCGTAGACTGCTAATTCATTAACATCTGGATCATACCACATTGCACCATTTAAAGGTGCACCTGTTGGTTGTGCTACTGCCACTGACATTACAAAACCGCCAGTTGCTACTGTGTCGTCTGTTGCAACGTTGTCCCAATCACTACCTATACTATCATAACGTTTGATTTGTATTCTTGAATTAGTGTTGTCAATATCAAACCAAATGTCGCCATCTGAGAATGAACGTGCTGTTGCCGATGTTCCGTCTTGGAATATATCAGTTGTTGTACCATCTGGTGTTGCATCATCTGCATACACCGGAGTTTGTGTTACCCACGAACCTGATGCTGTTGTATATAAACTTGGTTTAATATCTAAGCCGCCACCCATTGCTGTTGTTTTAACCCAAAGGTCATTTGCTGAAGGTGAAGTTGGTGCTGTATAGTGTGGTGAAAATGTAGTGTCTGCATTAACTAATGGTGACCATACGCCACCAATACCATAATAGTAAGCTATTGATGTGTCTGTTACACTGTTAACTATTTGAACTAAGTAAGCACCGTTGCTTTGTGTTACTGATGAAGTTGCAGGATCAGTTGCGGCAGTAACAATTTCTACTGTTACTGATTGTTCTACCCACGCTGAACCGACATATTTGAAAAGACCCATTTTATTACTTGATGGATTTATCCAATATGTGTTGTTTGCCGCTGCACCCGTTGGTGCCGCTGACTGAGGTCTAAGTTGTGATAAGTTCACATCAGAACGTACAATGTACGCACCTGCCGCTTGACCTAAAAATGAATATGCTGCCAATAAACCGTATTCGTTAGTTTCATCACCTTGTTGAACTGTACCACTTACTTTACGGAAATCAACATTTCCAAAGTATTGTGTTAGTTCACGTTGTGAAGTTACTAGAATAGGCTTTTTTGAATTAGCAGACTTTGTATATTTTGCAATACCATCTGTCTCAGTTAAAGTTGGATCAACCTTATCCTCACCAGTGGCAATGAAAATCATTGGAACCGTACCCGCTCCGGCTGGACCGTATACTGATTCGTCTGTTACTGTTACCTGTACGCCAGGTGAAGTAAGATTTGCCATGTTATAGCTCCTTGTTTTTTAGACTGATATCTAAATTTTACTGTACTTGTATTTATTTAATTTTGTTTAAAACAAGGGTTTACAGAGTTAACTTAGTTGTTAATATGACCTATATTTATCAAAAGTTGCTCAAAACTTTCAATAATGCACCTTTCGAATCCATCGCCCCATTTACCATGAACAATCATATGAATCCTATTTTCTAATCCTCTATTAAGCACTGAGTGTTTTCTTCCTATATCAATGCTACGTGCTTCTCCTGGTTGCCATGGAATTAGTCCAGCATCTTCTTGAGCAAATTGTATTCCTGGTGGATTACTTAATGCAATATTAAATGCAGCCATAGCTCTTGTATGAAAATCTCGATGTGGTTGAATATACCCACCTGGTTCTAATAACATAAATCTACATCTCTGATATTGTTTAATTGGAAATGTATTTTTTAACCAATCTACT